TACCGCTCTTCAATTTCCGATGACCCCCCAAGGTAAATCACTAGAGCACTACCCAGAGGCGGAAGAAATTGACGCCGGACCCATCACTCCCTCCATCGCGGAGGTGGAGAATAATCTCAATACGCTCGCACTTGCCACGAGATTACCTGATTATACCCGCACTCGTAACGTTCGTGCTCAGTTTCAGCACGCGTTTGAACTAATTGGCGGCATACCGCGTCTTGCTCATTGGGCTCACGCCAATCCTGATAAATTCTACCAGCTATACTCGAAGTTGATACCGGCGCAAGTCACCGGCGCCGACGGTGGAGCACTCAAAATTGAACTCTCCTGGCTCAACACAAGAGACACAACAGGACGAAGCCCATCCGCGGTCATTGACGTTGACCCCAGTTAGGTTCGCGTTACATATCGAGCGGATGGCACGGGCGGAAACCGTGGAGACGGGCCATACTATTAAGGCTATGGCCAAGAGATATCACAAGTTAGCGCAGGATCATGATGTCCTCGACCTAGAGTGGTACGCCCAGCGTCTTATCAATGCTATAGATGAGATGGAGCAGAACGATTGGTCGGGCAAAGAGATAAAAGAACAGGTGCTAGGACGATTGTCCTCCATCATGCCGTAGGGAGAGTGGTATGTTGGACGAACCGCTGGGAGTAATACCGGCCCCACCAGACCCAGCGCTGGTGAATGCGCTGCGTAGACCCGCCAAATACGTTCAAAGTCAGTTCTCTCTGGACACTCCGGAGCAGGATTTACTGTCCCCCGAAACGGCAGCGGACGTTGCATTAGGATTCACCCCACTCGGCATTCCTATGGCGCTGCGAGACGTTGCGCGCGGAGCCGTGGCAAAAGATCCGGTTGCCATGGGTACTGCTGCGGCGGGTATTCTCCCATGGAACAAGCTAGGAAATGCGGTGGCAAAGTCGGAGTTGATAGCGGGGAAGAAGGCTCTGCAAGCGCCGCTCAGCGATCTGGAGTTGGCCAAAGCTGGGGGAGACTTCAAATCTACTGGGTGGTATCAAGGACAAGAAGAAACCAAGCCGTGGAAGTGGGAGATTGACGACTCGGCGGCGAAGATACATCCTACGAATCGGTCAGGAGAACTCGGCAGCATTCTCGACCATCCGGAATTGTATAAGAACTACCCATCGCTGGCAAAGATGAAAGTTTTGGGTACAATGGATGCCACAGATAAAGAATGGGGACAGTTCCTCCCCAATAGCAGGGGCGGTAGCATAGCGCTGAATACCCATACGGATGATGAATTTCTTTCCACCCTTCTCCACGAAGTTCAGCACGGCATACAAGCCAAGGAGCGTGGGTTCTCTAAGGGCACTAATCGCAACGCTATCGCTGACGGTTTGAAAGAGATGCGGGACTTCTTTGGAACTACGCCTAGCACGTCAGATGCAGTGTTCGCCGATAAACACTATCTAAACAATATGGGAGAGGTGGAAGCGCGTACTACGCAGATGCGTCAGAAGTACACTCCGGAACAACGGCGTCAGATCAATCCTCTTGATCAAAATATCCCACTTACGGATCGAGTGGATCTACCTGATTCTGTCGAGGGCGTATTGGCCCGTTCGTCCAATGGTCAATTAACCTCCGAAGACCAAGCTATCTTGCCGCATATCGTGAAGCTGATACGGACGTATCTTAAGTGAGTAAGGTCAAACTTCTGTATGAACCGCGGGAACATTTTATCCCATTTCATAACAGACGCGCTCGCTTTGCGGTACTAGTCTGTCATCGCCGGTCAGGTAAGACAGTCGCAGCGGTCAACGATCTTATCATAGGCGCCTTAGAATGTAACCTCCCCCGTCCGCAACTCGCGTACGTTGCCCCCAATTACGCTATGGCGAAGCGGATTGCTTGGGAATATACCAAGCAGTACGCCGCTCCGTTGATCGAGCAGACTCATGAATCTGAGCTTAGGATCACTCTTAAGAACCAAGCTAAGATTTACCTGCTCGGCGCAGAAAAAGCTGACTCTCTTCGTGGTATGTATCTTGACGGCTGCATACTTGATGAATTTGCACAAATACGACCCTCTACAGTGTCCCAGGTTATCCTACCCTCTCTTTCAGACCGAAAGGGATGGCTTGTCTATATGGGTACTCCTAGAGGCAAGAATCATTTCTACGACATACACAAGAAAGCCGCATCAACGCCTGAATGGTTCTCAATGTTTCTCAAAGCGAGCCAGTCAGGAATCCTAGCACAGGATGAATTAGACCTGATCAAGTCGCAGATGGATGGTAGCGACTATGATCAAGAGTTTGAGTGCTCGTTTGATGCCGCGCTTAAAGGTGCTATATACGGTATTGAAATGGAGAGGGCGGAAACTGAAGGACGCGTGCGAGAACTGGCCCTGGATCCTTCAATTCCTCTTGATGTCGTTTGCGATCTTGGCTATACTGACGATACCGTTCTGGTCTTCTTTCAGAAGGCTCCTGGCGGAGTTTTGATACACGAAGTCTACATCAATAATGAACTCGAATGGGACTCGTATCTTGACGAAATCGACCTCAGAGAAGTCAGGGACATCTACCTCCCTCACGATGCCAAAGCCAAGAACCTCCAAACTGGCCGATCCATCGTTGAGCAAACTCTTAAGCGTGGTTATCGTCCTCGTATGGTGCCTGATCACAAGCTTCGGGATGGGATTGCTTCAACTCGAAAGCTTCTGCCATACGTCTACTGGAATTTGCCTCTCTGTTCCGGTGCTATCGAAGCAATGAAGTCGTATCGTCGTGAATGGGATGATAAGCTAGGATGTTATCGGGAGCGGCCAGTACACGATTGGGCCTCCCATACGGCAGATGCCTTCCGTTATCTGGGCGTAGTATTTGATAACGTGACCCATACTGAATCTCGGATCATCGTACCGGGGCAATTTGCGAAACCGATGACGTATGCGTTCAATCTCGACGATCTGTTTAATGATCATCGGACTAATCCAGGTTTGCACAGGGAGTAGGCTATGGCCGCCGAAGGTTACACCAAGATCGAATCACTACAAGAACAAACCAAAGAACCCGGTGGTGATTACCAACGTTGGATGGCAGAACTACAGGCTGCCGACAAGGAGTTGGACAAATGGAGAAGGAACGGCAGGAAGATCGTCAAAGAGTACCGCGCAGAAAGGAGCGAAGTGAGCGGCATCGACCCAAGTATGGAGCGGAGGTTCAACTTGTTTACGGCGAACGTGAACATCCTCCAAACCTCTTTGATGAACCAAGTCCCGAGCGCGACAGTAAATCGTGAGTTCAAAGACCAAGCGGATGACGTGGCGCGGGTGGCTTGCTATATTCTGGAAAGAGCTATCAATTCTCATAATAATCGCAATTTTCGCCTTGCTAATATTCTGAAGCAGGTAGTTCAGGATATGCTTGTACCAGGAGCCGGTCTTTCTTGGCATACCTATTACGCTGAGACGGAGACCAAGACCCAAGAACCTACGGAGGCTATGCTCCAGGCTAATCCTCAAGCCGAGGGTTTGGAGTACGACGAAGTGGTAAAAGAAGAGATCAGAGACGAGTACGTGTATTGGGAGGATATGCTTTGGTCTCCCGCACGGACTTGGGATGAAGTTCGCTGGCTCGCGCGTAGGACTTATCTCACGCGAGACCAAGGCGTGAAGCGATTTGGTAAGGACTTCAAGAAAGTCCCACTCGACTACGCCCCCAAGAAGAACGATAGCAGTGTAGAGTCCAAGAATCTGGTCTTTCAACAAGCGATCGTGTACGAAATCTGGGATAAAGAGACCAAGAAAGTGCTCTGGCTTAGCAAGGGCCACGACAAACTTCTGGAAGAGAAGGATGATTTCCTCAATCTGGATGACTTCTATCCCTGCGCGGCGCCTCTCATCGCCGGTCTAAGCAACGGCAGTTATGTCCCCATTCCCGATTATGCCTACGCGAAAGATCAGTACAAAGAACTCAACGAAGTTAATACGCGCATCGGCCTTCTTGTACGAGCATGCCGTGTTGCGGGCGTATACGACAAGTCATCCGCGCAGCTCAAAGATCTTCTCAGTAACGCGGCTGAGAATACGCTTGTTCCAGTGGATCAATGGGCGGCCTTTGCTGAGAAGGGTGGTATCAAAGGCGTTATTGATTGGATCCCGCTCGAACAGATAGTCGCTACAATCGATCAGCTTCTCAAAGCGAGAGAAGATGTTAAACAACAGATCTATGAAATCACGGGTATGGCCGACATTATTCGTGGTGCTAGCAAGGCGTCGGAAACTCTGGGAGCACAGAAGATCAAGGCGCAGTATGCGTCCATGCGGATTCAGGAGAGACAGAAGGGGGTAGTACAGTTCTGCTCGACGGTCTTTGATATCCAAGTCCAGCTAATGCGGAAACATATGGACATTGAGCAGATCGGTAAGCTGGCGCAGGTCGAGTTCATGGCGGAGGATCAGCAACTAGTACAACAGGCTCTCCAGCTCATTAAGATGCCTGAGTTCGTCCTGCGTTGTCAGGTCGAGTCAGACACTCTTTCCGACATCGATTTCCAGGCCGAGAAGCAGGACCGTATGGATTATATGCAATCAATCTCCGGCTTCCTGAAGGATGCCCTCCCGACCATTCAAAACGACCCCATGATGGGGCCGTTCTTGCTACAACTACTCCAGTTCTCCCTCGCAGGCTTTAAGGTCGGCAAGAAATTTGAGGGTGAAATGGATCGAGTCTTCCAGCAGATCCAACAAAAGCTGGCTAATCCTCCCCCACCGCAGCCATCGCCCGAAGAGCAGAAGATGCAGGGTGAGATGAAGTTGATGGAGCAGGAGGGCCAGCAGAAGGCGCAAGAACACCAAATGAGGATGCAAGAAGGGCAGCAAAAGGTGGCTATGGGACAGCAAAATCTGCAGTTGAAGGCACAGGAGAATAAGCTCAAACTCGTGGGTCATCAGCAAGACGCGGCCATTAAGCAGCAACAGGGTCAGCAGAAGATGGAACAGAATAAGGCGGCGTTCTGGCAGAAGCTACAAGAACAACAAATGAAGCACGCTATGCAAACCTTCCAAGGGGCCATTCCTTCGGTGCGACAATGAGACGACGTTTCAGATATAGTGCTGAACTCGACAAAATGGTCGAGGTGACTGACGACTACATATCACCCGGTCCTATCGTTCACGATGACCGTCAGTTCCAAGGTTTACGGGCAACCGACGGTACAGACATTTCCTCCCGTACTAAGCAGCGGGAGTACATGAAAAAGAACGACTTGGTACCGATGGAGGAATTCAAAGGTGAATGGTCAAAAGCAGCGAAAGCTAGAGCAGATTATTTTCAGGGTCGTACTGGCTCTGTTAATAAATCTGATATTGCTGGGGCTATATCTCAA